TTATATATGTTTTGATGAAAATGAAAGTATAAAGAATTGCCGCTCGGTTATTTTTGCGTATCCTCAACATCATTTATTGTCAATATGTCCTGGAAAAACAACCGACCCAACCACATTTTGCGAAAAGCACCATTGTTTTGACAACATATATGTAAATGAATATATTGACGGAACAATGGTACATTTATTTTACGATAAGCGTCGAAATATGTGGGAAATATCTTCCAAAAATCATATAAGTGGTAGTCAAAAACTTCAAAAAGGTGTTTCCAAAACAGCAACCCCATTATTAACTATGTTTAAAGAAGCATTAGGTTATAATAGTGAAGATTCATTACAAGAAATAACATCATTGAAATATTTTCCAAAAAATTATTGTTATCAATTTGTATTATTACATCCCGATAATACGATATTGTATCCAATTACTTATTCAATGATTTATATGGTTGCGGTATATGACATCACCCCGAATAGTCATAGAGCACTTAACATTCCCCAATGTATTTACGAACAATGGGATTTTTTACAAAATACTCGTATTTTGTTTCCAAAACAAAAAAAAATAAACAATTGGGAAGATATATCAAAACATCAATTATCGATATTTCATGATTCGAAAAACATTAGTGGTTACATGGCACTACATGTAGAAAGCGGAGAACGGGCAAAATTTATGAATCCAGAATATATTCAAGCAAAAGAATTGAACAAATGTTCTCCTAGATTAGGATTGTATTATTTGTGTTTACATAAGAAAAATTTAGTAAAGGATTATTTATGCTATTTCCCACAATTTAGACGAACCTTTAGAAAATTTCAAGAATTATTTCAAGATTATATTGAAGAATTACATGCGGCCTATTTAGTAAAATATGTTTGGAAAAATTCAACGAGTGGAAGAATGAATGAAAAGTATTTTCCTTATGTAAATGATATACATCGAGAATTATATATTCCGTCTTTGCGCACTTCGCGAATAAGAGTAACAAAATCATTAGTGTATCAATATATGATGAAAAAACCCCCTGGTGAATTGTTGTATATTTTATGTGAATGTCGAAGAAATTGCGGTGTAAATATCATATAGGTATAATTATATAAAAAAAATGTAGTATGATACTATATAATGTTTTTATCATCACTTTTATTTATTATGACTGGCATTACTGCTAGAATGAATGAATATATACCTACAATTGATATGGAATCATATCAAGTAACCCATACTATGGATGTTCCATTACCTCAATCATTCACATGGTCGAATGTAGAGGGTGTGAATTATTTGACGAAAAATTTAAATCAACATATACCCGTATATTGTGGAAGTTGTTGGGCTCATGGTAGTGTTAGTTCTTTAGCAGATAGAATAAAGATAATGAGAAAGGCAGCTTGGCCGGATATAAATCTAAGTATTCAATTTATTTTAAATTGTCAAATGGGTGGTTCGTGTAACGGCGGAGATCATTTGGCAACATATAAAGCAATTCATGAGTACGGATCAATTCCTTATGAGGATTGTATGGTTTATCAAGCATGTAGTTCTGATTCAAAGGAGGAAGCATGTAAAGACAAGCAACAATTTGAATGTACTCCGAATAATATATGTAAAACATGTGATACATTTAGTAATCGTGGAGGTGTATGTAATCCTATTTTACATTATCCGAACGCTACAATAGCAAGTTATGGAGCAGTTCGCGATAGTGATAATATGATGGCAGAAATATATAAGAATGGACCTATTGCTTGTGGTATTAATGCTGCCGAAATTGATGATTATAACGGCGGTATTCTAGATGTTCCTAAAAAGTTAAAAACAATAAATCATATTATTTCAGTAGTAGGATGGGGATATGATGAAACTATAGATAAACAATATTGGATAATTCGTAATTCATGGGGATCATATTGGGGAGAACTCGGATTTATGCGTTTAGTATTAGGTGAAAATCAATTAGGTATTGAAAAAACATGTGCTTATGCTATACCCGGCAATTGGACATTACATAATGTTCCTTGTTATGAGGATGGAAGTAATTGTATGGTTTAAATTACTATGGGGAGGGGGACCTGCCTTTTTAGCTCAGTGGTAGAGCGCTACCCTTGTAAGGTAGTGGTCGCCGGTTCAATTCCGGCAGGAGGCTTTATTATGTTTTACTTAGTAAAACACAATATACTCGTTTTTTTATTATGCGGAATTGTATAGTTCCGAAAGTTTACTTAATACTTGTAAATATTTGCTTGTATGCTGTTTATTTTTTTCATCCATATTGCGAATAGGTTCTTTAATTATTTCGATAATACGAACGACTTCGTTAGCATTTGCTATTTCAGATAAATCATCAGCATAATCCTTATCGATGAAAAAGTCAACATTGCCACTGTTAATCTCTTCTTTATAATGTTGATATACATGACTGTACCATATTTTAATAATAATAGATGGACTTGCCATATTAATCATTTCAAAAGATTTCTTACCTTTTGCGATTTCTTTATTTTCGGGATAAATTGTTTTAATATCATCTAGAAAGGAAAAGAATTGAGTATTAAATGTTTTCAACAACGTTGATTTATCGGGCATATTGAATAAATATATATATGAAGTATTTTTATATATATTATTGTATTATTATATATAATGATTTGGAACGAAAAGTTAATTTACATTGTTCTTTTAGTCATAGTTTTCATAGTATTTATTTATTGTAATCAAGATTATTTTTTTCCAGTAAAAGAGTCGGCATTATTTTCTAAAGTTGAGTCAGCACCTCAACCGAATGAACGCGACGCATACAACGAAAATAAAGGAATAACTAGTAATATTTCTTCAATAACAAATGATAGAAATTTGGATAATGTGGATGCGCAAATTAATGATTGTCAAAAATTAATCGATGAAATAAATTCGATCGTACCTCGAAGTATTGGAGATATTTCAATACAATCCGTAATTCAAACAGATAATTTAGAAGATGTTAAAATCGAAATCAAAACGTTGACAAAACAAGAATTAGACCCAATTACAAATAATATTGCACCGACAAGTAAATGGCATTTATATGCTACACTACCTCGTGGTAAACAGGGACCTTCTGGTATACAAGGTGAAAAAGGCGAAACGGGTGAAATTGGAGAAACTGGAAAGATAGGAGAACCAGGTCAACAAGGTCCTTGGGGAAAAGATTGTGATAAATGTTAATTATTATCGTAATGATAAAATAACATACATATTTATATTAATGTATACTTATTTTTTCATTTCACTAATTATCATCATGGTATTATATTTAGTAAAATCTAAAACGATTGAATCTTTGGTTTCTGAACCAGTTACTATAACTGATCCCGATAAAGACGAAAAAGATTCCGTATTGCTAGCAAAAGAAAATAATGAAAAAACAACAGATATTTATAGTAAGGGTACTTATTTAACACCCAATAAAATTAATTATGATCTACTAGACAGTAAAATCGATATGTTAAAGCAACAATATAACGCACTGAATTATAATTATAATAATTTTCAATTTCAATTAGGTCAAATAGTAACCGGTACAAATCCAAATGACGATATTGACATGAATATTGGTGGTAGTTTTCCTGGAAATGTAAAATTAACTTTTTATTTTCCACCACCGTTGCCAGGAATTCCGGGGGAAAAAGGTGAACAAGGTGAGATAGGTGGCATGGGACAAACCGGTCCAGAAGGTAAACAGGGAAAAAACGGTCCATTTGGTTCATGTCCAAAATAATTATGAAGTCATATTTTATAATAACATTACTATAAAATATGTCAAAGATTGGAAGTTTAGAAACCCCAAAAGAAATGCCAGCAAGTATAGTTCAACGCATTAAAAATTTGACATGTCCGCCGCCAATTATGCCTTCGCAAACATCTGGAAGATTAACCGGAATACAAAAACAGATTGCCGATCAAACGCGAACAATCGCATCTTTAGAGAAACAAATTAGCGATTTAGAATCACGTATTAATATTTCTTTTTCAGCAAATCCCGAAATAAAATTCGATTTACAACCAGGACAACTTCCATATATTGATATTGATGGAACAGTTGAAAATGTTGTATTAGATTTTCATTTATGGCCAGCGAGACAAGGCATACAAGGGTTACAGGGAGTTCAAGGAGAGCAAGGTTCATATGGATTACCGAATAATATTCAAGGACAACCTGGTATATCTGGGTATTATGGTATTAAAGGTAATTATAGAAAATAAAATCATATAATTGTATATACGTAATAATTATATGGGAAGACAAAATTGCGGCAGAAGACAGTGGGCATGTAATTGGACATCTTTAAGCAGTACATATACGAATAATAATAATAATTCGAACGCAATTCGTAGACAATTATTATCATTGTGCGCTGCGTGTGTAGAAGAGTTGGTCGCTGCCTCGCCTTATTTACCATCAAATACTTATCAAGGTTGGTTAAATGAAATAAATACCATAACAAATACAATGCCAGCATATAAAATTACTGCTAATAGAGATTCATATCAATATTGTTCAAAGTGGGTGAGTAGTTGGTTATTTTGGAGACGTTGTGATCAGAGGAGAAATCAATATTTTTGGAATGTCAGCGTAAATAATAATTACGCAAGTCAACTGAATAATTTAAAATCACAAGTACAAAATATTCGAAACGCAATACCAAATACAGTCTTTAATAATTGTTCAAATCCGTATACATTAGTAGATCAAAATGGAATCAATAGTTGTGGTTTACAAGAAAAAATAGAAACGCAAAAAAAATCGGCAGAAACAACACAAATGACACAATCCAATCGCGAAGTAATGGAAAGTATTAAAAATACATCTGATTTTCCGCAATTTAGTTTAGCAACGGGTCGAGATGGTACAGTAAATAAAATGTATGATTGGAATCCTATGGACAACCGTTCTACTTATAATTCGAATTATGCGTCGTCAAGAAAAAATGATATTGAAAATACATTAAACGCTTATAATAATGCAATTCCACAACAATACAATAAATGTAGTAATCCAAATACATCAATAAGTGTAGATAGTAACGGAGTTCCAAATTGTGTATCTAATGAATATAATAGTGCTATTAATAATTGTAGCAAAGCATATGAAATGTCTCAAGTGTATGAATATGGAACAGATAAACTCATGCAATTATGGACTGATGTTTCGAATAGTGTACCTGGGAATACATTGACTACAAATAAGACGGTATTGACAACAGCAAATGATTCCTGTAACAAATGGATTGACATGTTCAATGTATGGCAAAAAAAGGAGGATGAGGCAATTGCTAAACCATGTGATCCCGAACGACCTATCAGTTCGACAAATGATAAAGTTATCGCCGCAATGGTAGACGATTGGTTTGAAAAATCTTCAAACCATATAGATGGATTGAATAAAAAGTTGAACGATTTGAAAAATAAATTAAAAAATATGCCGAACATATTAGAAATAAATCCGGACAATATTATTGATGCCACGCCTGGAATGATGGGTACAGTAAGTGTTAAAAATAAAGTGGTCCCATTTGGGGAAATGCCTACACAATATTTAGAAATGATTTTACCGACAGGGGAACAAGGTGAACCTGGAATACAAGGGGTTAGTGGAATACAAGGTGATATTGGTAAAAATGGTTCTTCCGGACAAACAGGATCTACCGGTGTTCCACTTATACCAAATAATTTTAATTATAATATCTAATTGTTTTTGTATCTTTATTATATACGAAAACAATGAACCAATATGTATTATTATTTATAAGTAGCATTCTATTTTTCATTTTGTTTTATAACTTAAATGAGACAGATACTGAGACAGATACTGAGAAAGTGGAATCATTCAGTCCTATGACTTCGAAGGTTACTTTTGAAGCAAATGTAGTAGATGCTAGTTATTTAAACCGAAAATTTGACCAATTGGTAACATTAAAAGGAGAATTATCAGAAATGCGAAATACATTATATAATAAAAAATTAACGGATTTCATAATCATTAATCCAAAATATAAAAGTATAGAAGATGACACAAATCCTCAACAATTTGACGCAGAAATAAAGAAAGACGGCAACTTTAGTAATAGTATTAATTTAAGTGTTCCGATTGGTAAAAAAGGCGAACAAGGACCAACGGGTGATCGAGGTATTCAAGGAAAATCAGGAGATCAAGGTATTAAAGGACCAGTTGGACATTGTGGTGCTATTATATCGTAATTTATAATTGTTTTTGTAAACTTATATAGCATAACTTTGTTTTGGTACATCATCCATTCGTTGCTGTTGTATTTTGTCTACAGTAACATCTTGATCTACTTTATCAGCTTGATATGTATCAGGTGGTGTTTGTATACTAATAATTTCTTCATTTGCCGATACGTAGTTATATATCTGGCGACGACCACCGTGTCCTTTTGCGCTTAATTCGTCCGGAGTTAGATTAAAAGGTGTATATTGCTCCGATGATACATTCATATAATTCGAACTTAAACTGGTCCCGACTGGTTCAATTTGTTGACTCATCATTTTCTTTTTTGTTTCCATGTTTGCAGCACCTTGAAAATGTTGAATAATATCATCCCCTAAAAGGACTTTATATCCATGTTTGACTAAAAGAAGCGCGGGAACACTTTGAATATTTGGTGGCATAATTACTTTCTTGCCATTTTCTAAAACAATATATATTTGATTATTATTAACGTCTTTTTCGCGTTTATCAATACATAAAAAATTAATTTTTTCGGTTAAATTTCCTTTGACAACGAAGTGTAATACGCGTTGACTATGTTTACAATAATTGCTATAATACAAAGTATCCATTTTGTATTATAAATAGAGTTGTATGATATTTTTATAACGCATTATTTGCTAAATATTTATTTCACACACATGCCATAGAGAAGGCGGTTTTGGAAATAGAATACCGCATACATAAGAGTCGCGTATACAGCTCCGCCGACAATTTCAGGTTTAAGTCCTTTTCTGCTAAATAATCCAGCAACAAGACCAAGAAGTGTTAGAATCATGAAGATGAAAGCAATGACGGCAAGATAGTAGAACCATTCGCAATATTTGCGATCGAGAGGAGTAAATAGAGAAGCGAAACCTTGTTTTTCCATTATATACTAAATCTATATTTTTTTTTTAACTGCGATAAAAATAAAAAGATACTATATATTTGTTACTTTATCATATGGAAATTGTTAAATATTTAGTAGATGAATTTTTAGAAGAATATTATTTTGAAGTAGTTTTGTTAGTTATATTAAGTTTAATTGGAAGCATTTTAACAACGAACGTAATTACTCATTTCAATGCTACATTAATTAACGCAGTACAAACAAATTCAATGACTGATACAATAGTTAATTTTAAATATTTTGTTTCTTCGCGTCTATGGATGGCACTCTTTGTATATGGTTATAAATTGGTTCAAGATGTGATTATGACGAATTTAAAGCAGTGGTTACGATTTAATTTGATAAAAATCACGTTAAAAACAAACAATGAAAATTTGAGTAATATCAATTTTACTAAATTAAATACACCAATAAATCGTTTAGCCGAAACATGTTATTATTCCATAGGAGACGCATTAAATTACACATTCCCGTATATCATGTTTGTTATGGTGACTATTATGTATTTTATGTATCAAAATATTGAGATTGGAATTATTTTCTTAATAGGTAATATTTTATGGTGCGCGTTGATTTATTATGTAATGCCAGTATTACGCGAACGTAATATTGAATATGAAAACAATTCTATAGTAATTGAACAACATTTGGTAGAAAATTTAAACAATGTTGATAAAATTATATCGCGTGGTCAAATTGAATACGAAACCTTACTATTCGATAAGGAAAAACAATTGACCATCGATTCTCATCGAAATTATTATTATAGTGTATCGACAACCAAATTTGGCATTGAATTAATTACCATTGTTACTATGTTTGTTTGTGTAGGATATTCAATTCAGTTATATTTTTCTAAAAGAATTGATGTTATTCAGTTTATTGCCCTATTTACATTATTGATGGTATTTAAAGAACGCATGAACGCAAGTGCTAGTTTAATTAGTGATGGAATTGAACAATTGGGACGATTAGAAGCAATCGTTGGTTGGTTCAAACCCATTGAACAAAAATTAGAACTATTAAGTAAGAAATACAAAAAATATGATTTGCCATTGAATAAAATAGAATTTAAGGATGTGTCATTTTCTTACAATGCGAATTCTGAACTTATATTTGACCGTTCAAATATTTCGGTTGAAACAAATAATCATAAAATTATTGGTATAACTGGACAATCGGGAAAAGGAAAAAGTACTTTTACAAAACTTTTATTAAAATTATATAAAATCGATGGTGGAACCATTATTATAGATAATGAAAACATTGACCATATTGATCCCGACTATTTAAGAGAGCATATTACCTATATTAATCAAAATTCTCGCCTTTTTGACAAAACCGTATTGGATAATATTTTGTATGGGTGTAAAGATGAAGATGTTTGTAAAGAATATTACAATGAAATATTACAATATCCAAAAGTAAAAGAATTATATCAAAATGTGAGATTGGAAGATGATCTTGCTGGATATTCGGGTGAAAAAATATCAGGAGGTCAACGCCAAATTGCAAATATTATTAGTGGATTGGCAAATCCTTCCAAAATACTTATTTTAGATGAACCAACCAACGCATTAGATAAAGAGTTAAAAATGGAATTATTAGAAATTATTCGTGTTTTCAAACAACACAAGCAATGTATTTTTATCATTACACATGACAAAGATGTATATCCGTTGTTTGATGAACAATTGAAACTCTAATAAAAATGAGATAAAGGTCTTATAAATATATATATACTCTATTTATAAGATGGACAATTCTACCACATGGAATATAATTAATACGTATTTTGAAGATAATCCCCAAGCTTTAGTGAGACATCATATTGATTCTTTTAATGATTTCTATAAAAATGGAATCTATAAAATTTTTAAAGAAAAGAACCCGGTTGTCTTATATTCGAAATTAGATCCAGATACAAATGAATATATGTCGCAATGTAAAATGTATATGGGTGGTAAAGATGGATCAAAGATTTATTTTGGAAAACCGGTCATTCATGACGAAAGTAATCCGCATTATATGTTTCCAAATGAAGCGCGATTACGTAATATGAATTATTCCATGACTATTCATTATGATATTGATGTGGAATTTATAGATAAATTGAAACCTGGTGAAATGCCAAGTGTTATTGGGGAAACTATTTCAGGAGGAATGGAAAACGGTTCCATTGACTTGATTCATGGAAAAGAAATCAAAACAGGGGATAATACGATAAATAACTTAACACAAGTAGTTGGTGGTGACCAAGAAGAAGAAGCGACATATCATGGAAATAATATGGAAGAAATTAATAAACAATATGGTGGAGCAAGTCCAAAAGCAACCAAGAAAAAGAAAAAGGACAGTGATAAAATTCAATTTGAAATGACAACCAAAGCTGCGCAAAATTTACGCGAAGCGTCTGAAACCGCGATTAACGGCAATACGCAAACGCGCATACATACTTTAGAGAAAATATTCTTAGGTAAGTTTCCTATCATGCTTCAGTCCGACTTTTGTGCTTTACATGGTATGCCACGCGATGCTAGGTACAATTTAGGCGAATGTAAAAATGATTTGGGTGGTTATTTTATTATTGATGGTAAAGAAAAAACCATTGTTTCTCAGGAAAAATTTGCCGATAATATGCTCTATATTAGAAAAGTGGACGATGAAAAATACTTATATTCTGCCGAATTACGATCTGTTTCAGAAAACGCATCGAAACCAGTTCGTACATTTTCAGTAAAATTATGTACTCCGTCCAAAAAATACACAAATAATCAAATTGTGGTTAAAATTCCCAATGTTCGTGCACCCGTTCCATTGTTTATAGTGTTTCGTGCGCTAGGTATTGTTTCAGATAAGGAAATTGTCTCGTATTGTCTCTTGGACTTGGAGAAATATGAATCGATGATAGACATATTTATTCCAAGTGTTCATGATGGTGCCAACATTATGACACAACAAAATGCGCTCAAATATATTGCCCTATTAACAAAAGGCAAGGGAATATCTCATGCCTTAGAAATTTTAACCGATTATTTTTTACCTCATGTTGGTGAAACTAATTATATAGCCAAGGCATATGCTCTGGGTGATATTGTATTTCGATTATTATCTGTATATAACGGAAGTGAAATGCCAACGGATCGCGACAATTTCAAATACAAACGTATTGAACTTGTGGGTTCTTTGCTGTATGATTTATTCCGCGAGTACTGGTCAATTCAATTGCGAAACATTCATTTGGAATTTGAGAAGCGGTTGTATTATAACCAAGAAATGTACGAATCAAATTTGTTTGGACTAATTACGCAAAATTATATGGATGTATTTCGAGAACGTGAATTGGAAAAGGGGTTTAAGAAGGCATTCAAAGGAAATTGGGGAGCACATAGTCATACAAAACGCATTGGTGTAATTCAAGATTTAAATCGACTATCTTTTAATTCAGCATTAAATCATTTGCGCAAAACTAATTTGCCATTAGACAGTGGTTCCAAATTGGTGGGTCCAAGAGTATTACACAATTCTCAATGGGGATTTATTGATCCCATTGATACACCCGATGGTGGAAGTATTGGACTACATAAACATTTGGCAATTGCGACCTATATTACACGAGGTGTTTCACGCGAACCCATGGTTAGTTGGTTACGTGAGAAATGGGCAATGAAATTGATTGAAGAATATAGTCCAAGAACATTGGCAAATGTAACAAAGGTCATTATTAATGGATTTTTAGTGGGAGGAGTCGAACAACCAATCGAATGTATTAAAACTTTCCGATTACATCGACGAAACGCACTTTTGCCTATTTATTCTAGTGCTACATTTGATTTCCGTTTGAAAACAATTTTCGTTTACACAGATGGCGGAAGATTAAGTCGTCCTATTTTTTATAAGGACGAAAGCACAAACAAATTATCGTACATGTCCAAGAAAATGTTAAAACGATTACAAGATGATGATTTTTCTTGGAGCGAATTAACAACCGGATTTAATAAAAAACGCGATCAAATCCAATTCGATCCATCTGATATGAACATTTATAAATTATATGAATTATATGAAGGGGTGGAAAATGAGTCAAATCCGGCAAAATTGGATAGATTTTTACATGATAAAGCAGTCTTGGACTATATAGATAATAGTGAGAGTGAACATACATTAATTGCGTTGAATCCCGAATCGTATGAAGAGAGTATGGATTCCAATGGTCATTCCAAATATACTCATTGTGAAATACATAATTCATTGCTATTTGGCATGATGTGTAATATGATTATCTTCCCTGAAAATAATCCGGCAACACGTAATTCTTTCTCATGTGGTCAAAGTAAGCAAGCATCTTCACTATATCATACGAACTATCAAGTGCGCATGGATAAAACGGCAGTATTATTAAATTATGGACAAACTCCCTTGGTTAAATCCCGTTTCTTGGAGCACATTAATAAAGAAGAAAATACATATGGTGAAAACGCAATTGTGGCAATTGCTTGTTATAGTGGATATAACGTAGAAGATGCAATGTTAATAAACGAGGCATCTATTGGACGTGGATTATTCAGAACATCTTATATTAGTTGTTATGAAGGACATGAAGAAACAAGTACAACTGCGGAGAGTCGATCAGAAACAAGGTTTTCAAATGTCCAAGAAGATCCTAATATAATGAAAACGCGAAGCGGATCTGATTATAGTCAATTGGACGAACATGGATTGATTAAAGAAGGTACTATTGTAACCGAAAATACGGCAATAATTGGAAGTTCGATCACTACTTATCCAGCAAGTGAAACGATAATTAATATTCCGACATCTATTAGTGATGAATCAAAATTCCCCAAAAAAGGACAAAAAGGCGTAGTGGATCGGGTTTTCATTACAGACGATGAAGACGGAAAACGTATTGCGAAAGTTCGTATTATTGAACAACGTATACCTACAATCGGAGATAAAATGGCGTCTCGTGCCGGACAAAAAGGTACAATTGGTTTAGTTGTTCCTGAACGTGATATGCCTTTTACAAAAGATGGACTAAGACCTGATATTATTATTAATCCACACGCTGTACCATCACGAATGACGATTGGTCAATTGGTTGAATGTGTAACTGGTAAAGCGTGTGCTATGGTAGGTGGATTTGGCGATTGTACTGCGTTTAATAACAAAGGGTCGAAAATAGGTGTATTTGGTGAGATTTTGACAAATCAAGGATTCCATTCAAATGGCAACGAACTTTTATATAATGGAATGACTGGCGAACAATTGGAAAGTGAAATTTTCATGGGACCTACTTATTATATGCGTTTGAAACATATGGTAAAAGATAAGGTCAATTCTCGTAGTTCGGGTCCAAGAACTAAGTTGACCAAACAGGCAGTTGGAGGTCGCGCCAATGACGGTGGATTACGTATAGGAGAAATGGAACGTGATACGCTCATATCACACGGAATGAGTGATTTCTTACGAGAATCGATGATGGAACGTGGTGATAAATATCATGTTGCTATATGTAACCATAGTGGACTCATCTCAATTTACAATTCATCAAAGAAAATATTTATGAGTCCGATGGTAGACGGACCATTGAAATATGTGGGTTCATTGGAAAATGAAGATTTGCGTTTGGATCATGTTACGAAATTTGGTCGTTCGTTCAGTATTATTTGTGTTCCCTATACTTTTAAACTATTAGTCCAAGAACTTCAAGCAATGAATGTTCAAATGCGAATTATAACAGAAGACAATATCGACCAAATGGAAAATATGTCATATTCGCAAAATATTAAACAATTAACTGGTAAAAATACAACTGGTGATTTATTGAAATCGATACGCGAGATTATGGTTGAAAAACAACAGAAGCGTATATTAACACCGAGTCTAGATGATTTTACTCCTGATTCACCCAACTATAATCCAACTAGCCCGGATTATGCTGAGATGAGTCCTAAATATGGTCCTAATGCGACATCGTACGATCCGAATAGTCCACCTTACTCGGCAGTATTGGGAAGAGTAATGACAAAAGAAGAATTTGATGCTGCGCAAAATGATCCTAATACTCCCCCATACGCACCAGGAAGTTCCACATACTCACCCGGAACTCCCCCATATCCACCCGGAACTAGTCCCCAATATGCTCCGGGAAGTCCAGAATATGCCCCTGGAACTCCAGTATCATCACTTGGTGAAGGACATACCAGTGAAGAATTCAACACTCCAGAATCACCGGCATGGATCCCACACTCTCCCGATTATCCACCTCCTGGATATTCACCCCAGGAAGGTGGTGGTTCACGATATAATGTGGGCGAACGTGTTTGTTTGAGAAATTGTAAAGATAATTATCCTACTCGACCATGGAAAGTCAGTCATGTAGGGGGGAAATTTATTACTGTATCCGCCGTGGATAAATCCGGTTTGGATGAGAATGAAGCAATGAACGTAGTAACTCCTTTTGATATTTATCCAGAAGAGCAGGCACATATTCAATATCCCAATATTCCAATGACAGCACCGAGTCAACATGTTCAACCGAACGCAATAATCCCTCAACAACAACCGACCGTAATAATCGCGCCCAAGTTTTTTAACGGAAATGGAAGTGATAATTCAACTGACGCAAAAACGGGTTCTGACGATATTCCAATCGATAATTTTTTAAATAGTACAGAATCACCCGGTATTGTAGTCAAGAATAATATGAAAGAGGCACAGTCGATAAGTGATAAACCGAAAAATATGGATATAGATTTTTCAAACATAGTGATAAAAAAGGCAGGTCAATAATAAAATAACAAAATTGATTTTTAAAAAAGGAATTAAATATATCATACACAGATATATTTAGTAAAATGTCAAGTATTAGCACACGTATTATCAACATTTATAAGTCGCGTAAGACTTTACTTGAACAATTGGATTCGCATGGGTATGGAGTAGATGATTATCAGAATTTTACAATGAATGAAATTGATTCCATGTTGTCTAACTCGCAATTAGATATGTTAGTATCTAATGAAAAGGGAAACAAAGTATATGTAAAATACTATTTTGCTCTTAAACAGAGTACAAAACAAATAAAAAAGGAAGTATTGGATAATGTTATTGAGGATTTGTATATTTTAGACGAAGTACTAACAAAAAAAGATTCATTGATTGTTGTTATTGATGACGAACCAAATGATTCTATTTTAACTCGAATTAAATATTTATACGATCATGATGGTATTTTCGTAATTATTCATAATATTCATCGTCTACAATATAATATTTTGAAGCATACATTAGTTCCCAATATGACACCATTGAATGCCACAGAAGAAGTCGAGTTTTTAGAAAAATTCCAAGTGCGTGATAAATATCAATTACCCGAGATTTCTCGCTTCGATCCACAAGCACTTGCCGTATGTTTAAGACCAGGAACAATTTGTCATATTCAAAGACCAAGTATTACCGCCCTTTTAACCGACTATTATCGAATTTGTGTGTAAAAAGTATATCCTTATAATTTATAGATGTCTTTTGAAAAGCATTATAATTATGAATTGAGTTATAATCCCTATAATTTTTATTATTCGACAAATCGTCAAGATTTACCAAATGAACAAGCATGTGACGAATTAAAAGAGGAAAATGAAAACGAACTATTGGATTGCGATTCAAACGTTTTTGCCGAAAAGTGTTATAAACACGAATTATGTAAAAACAAACATTTAGCAAATGAGATGTACGAACGACGTTTTAATCATGAAACTAGCAATGCTAGTTATGATAATTTACATTTGAAATATAAATATGGTTTATTAAAAACGGTTAATTTGAGTGTAGGCATTGTAGGCGCTTTAGTATTTATCTATTATAATAATAAATAAGGATTTAATATATATATGTTTGTAAAATATTCACCATCGCCCGAAACAGCAAGTTTAGAAATACCAGAAAATGTATTTGACAAGCAAAATGAAATATCTGACGAATTAAATGAATTCCAGACTCACTATTCTCGATATTTGCGTTGTCAAAATCAAAATACGGCAGATTTAGTTGACCCACCATGCGATTTGAATGGAAGGGATAATTTTAGCCATTTACAAAACGCATATAAAAAATTATATTCTTCTATGGATGAAATGACAAAAGTTTACGACAAACAAACCAAAATAGGTGGTAAAATGGTACATGTTTACAATGAAAATGAAAATCAATTGGATGATAATTATGACAATGTGTTGAAAATGAGAAAAGATCTGGATAATAGACTACGTTTCTTGAAAGAATATTCGGATGGTTCAATATCTCCAACATTTAGAATGTTAGATAGAGTAAATTTAATTAATATGTTGTTAGTCATTTTAGCAATTGTATTGGTGTATTTTCTGATTTTTGATTATATAATTTAACAGTAGAATAAATATCCATCTAATATAAATAGATAATATTACATGGATTCCAATAAGATGTTTACGCATGAACGATTATCGAAATTTGTAGATGATTATAAAGAATATATACAAGAGAAGAAAGAAGAGCAAGGTACAAATCCCGATGGCAATTTTGCTTATTATCATTTTGATTACAATCCGAACGGAATAAAAACTTCGTTAGTTGGTAGATACAGTCATGCTACATTAAGTGGTGTAAATGAATGGTCGCCAATGGCATTTAAAAATGGAATCGATGGTTGGAAAATGACTTTAGCAAAAGGTCTTACTGAATATAAACAAAATGAGCAACAAAAATTTACAACTAACTCGACCAAAGGACTCAATTTTATCATCAATTATGATGAATTACCAAATGGAGTTTATTATGGTCCGGTTAATATTAATATTGATCAAGATTATTATACATTAAAGGTAGCAACAAAATACGATGATCGTGGACCCGATAATTCAGTGATAGGAGTAAATTCAGATTTGACATCATTAAACAATGGAACAAAAAATTTGTTATATAATCAAGAAGGTAGTTTAACTTATAAACTTGTTACAGTAGATTGGTATGGATTGTTTTACGGCGAAATAGGAAATTATAGAATAATATGTAGTGGTGAAAATTGTACATTTTACGTTTGGTTTGGTGACGATGCTGTTTGTCAATATACCCATTACAATAGTATTGTGAATAACAATAAAACTGAAAGCAAGGACTTATTTTTTCCATATTCTAAATATGTACCAATACGTATTCAGTGTTATTATTATGGAAATGTTCAATCGGCAGTGGATTTTAAGGTGGATGTACAAAAAATAGTTTCCGATAAAGATACTCGATCTTACACAAGTATTTCAACAGACCAAGTATTTTACAATTCACCTACACCACCTTTAGTTTTATATTATTCATATGTATCTGAAAATCAGCAAGATTTTACAGACGATGTATTTCAGTGTGTATCACTGATTGATATAAAAGACGAAAAATTATACGTAAAAGATTATGGAAATTTATTAATTTTTTATAACCAATTTCGTAAATATTTATCAAATTGCTTAGATAATAAGTATGATTATAATAATGAAAATAGATTATCATATGGCGTTATACCAGATATAGACGTACAATATACAATTAAAGATTCAAATGGATTCCCGTTCTCGTATTCAATATATAAAATGGACTCCGATATTCGTATTGGAAAAACATATCAAATAAATACAAAATTAAATGAAAATTTG